ATACAAGCTAGGTTAAAAGTAGGCGACAAAGTAGAAGTTAAGACGATTGGATATAGAATACACTTTTTAAATTTATATCCGGTCTTATACGAAGTAAAGAAGGTAGATAAACAATGATTAAACAAATATTAAGACTATTATTCTTACTAGCAATGTATGAGCTAGGTAAGTATGTAACTGAGCAAGTATATATTATGATGACGGCTAATGATGATGTAGAGGCGCCGAGTGACTTCGCAAAGTTGAGCGATCAGTCTGATTTGATGAGGGCGGAGGTGTCAGAGTAGATGGAATGGGTATTTTTTTCTGCTTACATTGTTATATTCATTGCATGTGCATATGTGATATATAGACGAATTGAAGAAGTGAGCGAGGAAGTTGATGAATTACAGCGTGACATAAAAAAGAATGAAAAATTATTGGAAAATTATAAGAAAGAAAACAGACCAATCGAATATATCGTTGAGTTAAAAAACGGTGTGTATTTACAAGAAAAAATATACATCTTCGTTTGCGGAAAGGACAAAGCTTATTACAACTAGTAATGTTTTTGAAGCTAAATCATATGACAATTTATTTTCAGCTAAAATAGATGCTGAATTTATGCGTGGTCGTGTATTAAAATATAAACCGAATTTAGAGGTGGTTGAATAGATGATGTGGTTGATCATAGCAATTATATTACTAGTCATCTTATTGTTTGGTGTGATGTTGCAAGCGGAACAGATAAAAGGTGATGTGAAAGTTAAAGAGCGAGAGATAGAGATATTAAGAAGTAGATTGAGACACTTTGAAGATTAACGGGGGTTGTGAATAGATGTATAGCAAAGAGTCAATCGTTAATATGATAGGCACACATAAAATGAAGTGTAATGTGTTGGCTGATGTAATACCGGAATATGATAGCAATTCAATCGCACAGTATGGCATACAAGCGACGTTACCGAAGCAACAAAGGGAAAACTCGAGTAAAGTTGAAGATGTTGTTGTGAGGCTAGAGAGAGCAAATAAAAGGTATGCTCAGATGTTAAAAGAAGTTGAGTTTATAAATCAATCACAACAGAGATTAGGACACGTTGACTTTTGCTTCTTAGAGTTGTTGAAGAAAGGTTATAACAGGGATGCAATTATCAAGAAGATGCCTAACTCTAAATTGAACAGAAACAACTTCCTAGCACGCCGTGATGAGTTGGCAGAAAAGATTTATCTACTACAGTGACAAAAATGACAGAAATGACAGAAATGACGAAAATGACACTATTTTTAAACTGTGAATTAATTTTATATAATTGATTTGTAAGAATTATCTTAACACGTGGGGTAATAGCCACAATAGATGTTCTCATCGATGTGATTGAGAAGTGACAAACATATAAAAGTTGATATGTTACGCTATTAATCACATACTACCTGCCTATATGGTGGGTAGTTTAATTCTTGCATTTTGAGTCATAACTATTTTCCTCCTTTCACATTTATTGAACGTAGCTCCTGCACAAGATGTAGGGGCATTTTTATATTTAAAAAAATAACTAGAGTAATTAACGTAAAGGCGTGTGATACAGTGAAAACAATTGATTAAATTAACACCGAAGCAAGAAAAGTTTGTATTGGGACTCATTGAGGGCAAGAGCCAACGGAAAGCTTATATTGACGCGGGGTATTCTACTAAAAATAAAAGTGATAATTATATAGATAGTCGAGCTTTTGAGTTGAGTAGGAATAGTGCGGTTTTAGATAGGTATGAAGAACTTCGTCAAGAAGCAGCTGAGCAATCAAAATGGACACGCCAAAAGGCTTTTGAAGAATATGAGTGGCTAAAGAATGTAGCTAAGAATGATATTGAAATAGATGGAGTGAAAAAGGCGACAGCTGATGCATTCCTTGCTAGTTTAGACGGTATGAATAGAATGACGTTAGGTAACGAAGTTTTAGCTAACAAGAAAATAGAAACTGAAATTAAGATGCTTGAGAAGAAGATTGAACAAATAGATAAAGGTGACAGTGGAACAGAAGATAAAATCAAACAACTTCACGACGCAATAACGGAAGTGATCGTCAATGAATAAACTTAAATCTTTATATACGGACAAACAAATTGAAATATTGAAGCAAACGCAAAAACAAGATTGGTTTATGTTAATTAATCACGGAGCTAAGCGTACAGGTAAAACAATATTAAACAATGACTTATTTCTACGTGAGTTAATGCGTGTGCGAAAGATAGCAGATGAAGAAGGAATTGAGACACCTCAATATATACTTGCTGGCGCAACATTAGGTACGATTCAAAAAAACGTACTAATAGAGTTAACTAACAAATATGGCATTGAGTTTAATTTTGATAAATACAATTCATTCATGTTATTTGGCGTTCAAGTGGTTCAGACAGGTCACAGTAAAGTAAGTGGTATAGGAGCTATACGTGGTATGACATCGTTTGGTGCATATATCAATGAAGCGTCGTTAGCACATGAAGAAGTGTTTGACGAGATTAAGTCACGTTGTAGTGGGTACGGTGCGCGCATCTTAGTTGACACCAATCCAGACCACCCAGAACATTGGTTGTTGAAAGATTACATCGAGAATACAGACCCCAAAGCTGGCATATTAAGTTATCAATTTAAGCTCGATGACAATAACTTTCTTAATGATAGATATAAAGAGTCTATTAAGGCTTCAACACCATCAGGTATGTTCTACGAACGTAATATCAACGGTATGTGGGTGTCTGGTGACGGTGTAGTATATGCCGACTTTGATTTGAATGAGAATACGATTAAAGCAGATGAACTGGACGGCATACCTATCAAAGAATATTTTGCTGGTGTCGACTGGGGTTACGAGCACTATGGATCTATTGTGTTAATAGGACGAGGTATAGATGGTAACTTTTATTTTATTGAGGAGCACGCACACCAATTTAAGTTTATTGATGATTGGGTGGGTATTGCAAAAGATATTGTAAGTAGATATGGCAACATTAATTTTTACTGCGATACTGCACGACCTGAATACATCACTGAATTTAGAAGACATAGATTACGTGCAATTAACGCTGATAAAAGTAAACTATCGGGTGTAGAGGAAGTTGCTAAGTTGTTCAAACAAAACAAGCTACTTGTTCTATATGATAATATGGATAGGTTTAAGCAAGAGGTATTTAAATACGTTTGGCACCCTACAAACGGAGAGCCTATAAAAGAATTTGATGACGTGTTGGACTCGTTAAGATATGCCATATACACACATACTAAACCCGAACGATTAAGGAGGGGGAAATGACATTGTATAAGTTAATAGATGATATTGAAGCACAAGGAATATTGCCTAAGCATATTGAGGCTCTAATAGAGTCACATAAAGACGATAGAGAGAGAATGGTTAATCTCTATAATAGATACAAGACACATATTGACTATGTACCAATATTCAAACGTCGACCAATTGAAGAAAAAGAAGATTTTGAAACTGGTGGAAATGTAAGGCGATTAGACGTGTCTGTTAATAACAAACTTAACAACTCTTTTGACAGCGAAATTGTTGATACACGTGTTGGTTATTTGCATGGTGTTCCTGTTACTTATGATTTAGATGAAAACGCAGAAAAAAACGAAAAGTTGAAAAAGTTTATAACCAACTTTGCCATTAGAAATAGTGTTGATGATGAGGATTCTGAAATAGGTAAAATGGCAGCAATTTGCGGATATGGTGCTAGGTTAGCATATATTGATACGAATGGTGATATTAGGATTAAGAATATAGATCCCTATAATGTTATTTTTGTTGGCGACAATATTTTAGAACCTACATACTCATTGCGCTACTTTTATGAAAAAGATGATGATAATGGCACTGATTATGTGTACGCAGAGTTTTACGATAATACTTATTATTATGTATTTCGAGGAGAAGGTATTGACGCTTTGCAAGAAATTGGGCGATATGAACATTTATTTGACTACAATCCATTGTTTGGTGTACCTAACAATAAAGAGATGATAGGAGACGCTGAAAAGGTTATTCACTTAATTGACGCATATGATTTAACAATGAGCGACGCGTCAAGCGAGATTAGTCAGACGCGTTTAGCATACCTTGTGTTACGCGGTATGGGTATGAGTGAAGGAATGATTCAAGAAACACAAAGGAGTGGCGCATTTGAGTTGTTCGATAAAGATATGGACGTTAAATACCTAACTAAAGATGTAAATGACACGATGATTGAGAATCATTTAGATCGAATCGAAAAGAATATCATGCGCTTTGCAAAGTCAGTTAACTTTAATTCTGATGAGTTTAATGGAAATGTACCTATCATTGGAATGAAACTTAAGCTTATGGCTTTAGAGAACAAGTGTATGACGTTTGAGCGTAAGATGACAGCTATGTTGAGGTATCAATTCAAAGTTATTTTATCTGCATTAAAGCGTAAAGGGTACAACTTGGATGATGATAGTTATTTAAATCTGATATTTAAGTTCACTCGAAACATTCCAGTTAATAAGTTAGAAGAATCACAAGTGCTAATTAACCTGAAGGGGCAAGTTTCAGAACGAACAAGGTTGGGACAATCACAACTAGTTGATGATGTTGATTACGAATTAGACGAAATGGAAAAAGAAAGTCTTGAATTTAATGACAAATTACCTGACATAGATGAAGGTGACGCAAATGACAAATCCCAAAATAACCAATCAGAATGATATTGATGAGTATATCGAGGGTTTAATCTCTAAAGCAGAAAAACCAATAGAACAACTATTTGCTAATCGACTTAAAGAGATAAAACAAATCATCGCAGATATGTTTGAAAAGTATCAAAGTGATGATGTATATGTTACATGGACTGAATTCAATAAATACAACAGGCTCAATAAGGAGTTAACTCGTATAGGTACAATGTTGACTGATGACTATAGGCAAGTAGCTAAGATGATTCAGAAGTCACAGGAAGATGCTTATATCGAAAAGTTCCTTATGAGCCTTTATTTATATGAAATGGCGAGTCAAACATCTATGCAGTTTGATGTTCCAAGTAAAGAGGTAATCAAATCAGCTATTGAACAACCCATCGAGTTCATTCGTTTAATGCCGACACTACAAAAACATCGTGATGAAGTGTTGAAAAAGATACGCATGCACATTACACAAGGCATTATGAGCGGGGAGGGGTACTCTAAGATAGCAAAAGCAATACGCGATGATATCGGCATGTCTAAAGCTCAATCATTGCGTGTGGCTCGTACAGAAGCAGGCAGAGCGATGTCTCAAGCTGGATTAGATAGCGCAATGGTTGCTAAAGATAATGGTTTGAAGATGAAGAAACGTTGGCATGCTACCAAAGATACACGAACACGCGATACTCATCGTCATTTAGATGGGGAATCAGTGGAAATAGATCAGAATTTTAAATCAAGTGGGTGTGTTGGGCAGGCGCCCAAGCTATTTATTGGTGTAAACAGTGCGAAAGAGAATATTAATTGTCGTTGCAAATTACTTTATTACATTGATGAAGATGAATTACCAACTGTAATGAGAGCGCGTAATGACGATGGTAAAAATGAAGTTATCCCGTTCATGACTTATCGTGAGTGGGAGGAATATAAGCGAAAAGGTGGTTGAAAAATGGAACGTAATACAGTGAATATTGATTTGGTGGATTACAACGAATTGCTTATTAAAGCTGAAAAATACGACGCTTTACCGAAGAAAAAGGAATCGGAATTCGGTTCAGATTATGATGTTATAGCTTCGTATAGTCCTGACACTTGCTTCATAAAAGTAGAGGGAGATGTAGACTTCAACAAATTCAAAGAATACAAAAACAACGTTAAGAAAATGGTAATTACTTTTAAATAAGTTATCACCTTACTACTCGACCTTAGCATGTCGTTAAACTGCTTTTTATTATGCACTTTTCGGACTGTTACGGTACGCAAAGGGCAAAAAAGGAGTTTTGATATATGAATATCGAAGAAGTTAAGTCTTTTCTTGAGGAACATAAAGACGATAAAGAAGTAAAAGACTATCTAAGCGGACTTAAGACGGTGTCTGTTGATGACGTTAAAGGCTTTTTAGATACAGAAGAAGGTAAACGATTCATTCAACCTGAATTAGATCGTTATCATTCGAAAGGATTAGAGTCGTGGAAAGAAAAAAATCTAGAGAATCTAATCGAACAAGAAGTACAGAAGCGTAATCCTGAGCAATCAGAAGAACAAAAACGCATTAGTGCTCTTGAAAAAGAGTTAGAAAAACGCGATGCAGAAGCAAAACGTGAAAAACTAAGAAGTAATGCATTGGGTAAAGCGCAAGAACTAAATTTACCAACCTCCTTAGTTGATAGATTTTTAGGCGACTCTGATGAAGATACTGAGCAAAACTTAAAAGCTTTAAAAGAAACTTTTGACAAGTATGTTCGAGAAGGTGTTGAGTCTAAATTTAAATCGAGTGGAAGAGATGTTAAAGAATCACAAAATCAAGATTTAGAGTCTTCAAATGTAAAGTCCATTGAAGAAATGGCGAAAGAAATCAATATTAGAAAATAAAGTGAGGTAATAAAATATGGCAACTCCAACATACACGCCAGGCAATGTTATTTTATCGGATTTTAAAAACGGCGTAATTCCAGCAGAACAAGGTACTTTAATCATGAAAGACATTATGGCTAATTCAGCAATTATGAAATTAGCTAAAAATGAGCCGATGACAGCTCAAAAGAAAAAATTTACTTACTTAGCTAAAGGTGTAGGCGCTTACTGGGTATCAGAAACGGAACGTATTCAAACTTCTAAGCCTGAATATGCACAAGCAGAAATGGAAGCTAAGAAAATTGGTGTAATCATCCCGTTATCAAAAGAGTTTCTTAAATGGACTGCAAAAGACTTCTTTAATGAGGTTAAACCTTTAATTGCAGAGGCGTTTTACAAAGCGTTTGACCAAGCTGTTATCTTTGGTACTAAATCACCTTATAACACTTCAACTAGTGGTAAACCACTTGTAACAGGTGCAGAAGAGAAAGGTAATGTGGTTAATGATTCTAAAGATTTATACGTAGACCTTTCAGCGTTAATGGCTACTATCGAAGATGAAGAATTAGATCCAAACGGAGTATTAACTACGCGTTCATTCCGTAGCAAAATGCGTAACGCTTTAGATGGCAATAAACATCCATTGTTTGATGCAAATGGTAATGAAATTATGGGACTACCTTTATCTTACACTGGTGCTGATGTGTTTGATAAGAAACAGTCATTAGCTTTAATGGGTGACTGGGATTACGCACGTTACGGTATCTTGCAAGGTATCGAATATGCAATTTCAGAGGATGCAACTTTAACAACATTACAAGCATCTGATGCATCTGATCAACCAGTATCATTATTCGAACGTGATATGTTCGCTTTACGTGCGACGATGCATATTGCATACATGAACGTTAAACCAGAAGCGTTCGCAACGCTTAAACCAACTGAATAGGAGGAGATATGATGGCTAATCCTGCAGAAGAGATTAAGGTAAAAAAAGACGATGTGACCATTACTGTTACAAAGAAGGCGTTTGACTCTTATTACAGTCTTGTTGGTTACAAAGAGGTTAAATCACGCCGTACTACGTCTGATAAGAGCGAGTGATAAAAATGACTCTTTATGAAGATGTTAAACTTTTACTCAAGAAAAATGGAGTAGAAGTTAAAAGTGATGAAGAAGAAATATTTAAGATGGAAGTTGACGGAATACTAGAAGATGTTAGGGATATAACAAACAATGATTTCATGAAAGATGGTCAAGTTATTTATCCTTACTCAATCAAAAAGTATGTCGCAGACGTTCTAGAGTATTATCAACGTCCTGAGGTTAAAAGAAACTTAAAATCTAGAAGCATGGGGACAGTATCGTACACTTATAACGATGGTGTCCCTGATTACATTAGTGGAGTATTAAACAGGTATAAACGAGCAAAGTTTCATCCGTTTAAACCAATAAGATAGAGGTGTTGTTTGTGTTTAACCCGTACGACGAATTCCCACATACCATTTCTATTGGAAGTATTAAAAAAGTAGGAGAGTATCCAATTATACAAGAGCGCTTTGTAAGTGATAAAACAATTAAGGGATTTATGGATACGCCTACTACATCTGAACAACTAAAATTTCATCAAATGTCACAAGAATATGACAGAAACCTATACGTACCTTATGACTTACCAATATCTAAAAACAATCTATTTGAGTATGAGGGTAGAATCTTTAGTATTATAGGTGATTCTGTAGATCAGGGCGGACAACATGAAATTAAGTTACTACGACTTAAGCAGGTGCCATATGGCAAAGGTTAAGTATGGTGCTGATAGCATGGTTGTTGAATTGGATAAGTTCGATAAGAAAATAGAAGAGTGGGTTAAAAAAGGTATCGCTAAAACAACGATGAAGATATATAACACTGCTGTCGCATTAGCTCCTGTTGACTCAGGTTTCTTGAAAGAAAGTATAGATTTTCGGTTTGAAAATGGTGGTTTAACTGGAGTTATCAATGTAGGTGCGAATTACAGTTTATACATTGAGTACGGCACAGGTATTTATGCCACTAAAGGTAGTCGCGCTAAAAAGATACCGTGGAATTATAAAGACGCTAACGGTAAATGGCATACTACTAAAGGACAAGCGCCACAACCGTTTTGGAACCCTGCAATTGACGTAGGACGCAAGACATTCGAGCAGTATTTTTCATAGAGGTGGTTAAATATGTGGGTATCAGTTGAGCCTGAACTTACAAATCAAATATATAAAAGATTAATCTCAGACCCTAACATTAACAAACTAGTTGATGATAGGGTCTTTGACGTTGTTCAAGATGACGCTGTTTACCCATATATTGTTGTGGGTGAATCAAACGTCACTAACAACGAATCTAGCGCAACAATGAGAGAAACAGTCGGTATTGTCATACATGTGTATTCACAGTTCGCTACACAATACGAGGCTAAGCTCATTTTAAGCGCGATAGGCTACGTGCTTAACAGGCCTATAGAAATAGATAATTATGAATTTCAATTTAGTCGTATCGATAGTCAAGCAGTATTTCCTGATATAGATAGGTTTACTAAGCATGGCACGATACGGCTTTTATTTAAGTACAGACATAAAAAGAAAAACGAAGGAGTGTATTAAATGGCGCAAAAAAACTATTTAGCGGTTGTACGTCCAGCTGAAACAGATTTAGATCCAGTAGAATCTTTATTATTAGCTGACTTACAAGAGGGCGGACATACAATTGAAAATGATTTAGCTGAAATAGTACGAGGCGGTAAAACGGACTATTCTTCTAACGCAATGTCAGAAGAAGTTAAATTGACAATTGGCAACGTGCCAGGAGACAAAGGTATTGCAGCAATGAAGCATGCAGTACAAACAGGCGGACAAGTACGCTTATGGCTTTATGAGCGTAATAAACGTGCTGATGGTAAATATCATGGTGTGTTTGGTTATGCTGTTCCTGAATCATTTGAAATGTCGTTTGATGATGAAGACAACAAAATTGAATTAACATTAAAAATTAAATGGAATACAGCAGAAGGTGCTGAAGATAACTTGCCGAAAGAGTGGTTTGAAGCTGCAGGTGCGCCTACAGTTGAATACGAAAAATTCGGCGAAAAAGTCGGAACATTCGAGAATCAAAAGAAAGCTAGTGTTGTATCTGATTCACACACGGAAGACCATTCTCTGTAAACGAATAGATCAAGGGGGCATACGCTCCCTATTTTTTTATACAAAATTTGAAAAGAGGTATACATTTTGACTGAATTTAATCCAATTACAACATTAAAAATTAACGACGGAGAAAAAGATTACGAAGTAGAAGCGAAAGTATCTTTTGCATTTGACCAAAAAGCAGAAAAGTTCTCACAAGAAACCACTGATGAAAACGGTAGAAAAGGAACGACACCAGGATTTAATGTTATTTTCAATGGCTTATTAGAATCTCGTAACAAAGCGATTTTGCAGTTTTGGGAATGTGCAACAGCTTACCTAAAAAACCCGCCAACTCGTGAACAGTTAGAAAAAGCAATTGATGATTTTATTACTGAGAGCGAAGACACTTTACCACTATTACAAGGTGCTTTAGACAAACTTAACAACAGTGGTTTTTTCAAGAGAGAGAGTCGCTCGTACTGGATGACGTTGCACAAAGCAGTGAGCATGTCGAAGAGCGACGACAAAGAGATGACAAAAATGGGCGTAGAAATGATGAAAGAGAATTACAAGGAAATCATGGGCGCAGAACCTTACACGATTACTCAAAAGTAAGACAATTAACAGCTAGATACTTAGGTTACATTCCTGAGCATGAACTGTTAGCTTTAACGCCTACTGAATGGCGTGATTGGCTCATTGGTGGTCAAGATAGATATTTAGACCAAAGACAGCTAGTTATCGAACAAGCGCAAGCTAATGGCTTAGTACAAGCTTCTAAAAAGTTAACAGGAATGGCTCGTGACATTGAGAAACAGCGTTACGAAATAAGGGAACATGGTAGCTATGCACGTGTACAACAAGCTAGATTAGAAGATGAAAAAAGAAAACGTGCCATGTTCAAAGAAGGTACGAGAAAATTCCTTGAATCGAAAGGAGGTTAGCTTTTGGATACTCATTTTATGGCAAAGATCATGGCTAATATTAGAGACTTTCAAAATAACGTAAGGAAAGCTCAACGATTAGCAAAAACAGCAGTTCCAAATGAAATTGAAACAGATGTAAAAGCGGATATTTCAAGATTCCAAAGAGCTTTACAGCGGGCTAAAGCTATGGCACAAAAATGGCGAGAGCATAATGTTAAGATTGATGGTAATAATTCGCCGTTAAAACGTGCAATTACTAGCGCCAGAACAATGTTAGCTACATTGCACACCAAAACAGTAAAAGTTAATTTTGATACAAGGGGTATGACAAAAGCTCAAATACTGACTAAAGCGCTAAACAAATCCTTAACCGAATACGGCGAAAAAATGGACGCTTTGGCTTCTGAAATACGTACATTTGGTACTATTTTTGCACAACAAGTTAAAGGTTTAATGATCGCTAGTATACAAGCTTTAATACCAGTAATTGCTGGCTTAGTACCTGCGATAATGGCGGTACTTAATGCGGTTGGTGTATTAGGTGGTGGCGTTCTAGGATTAGCTGGGGCATTCAGTATTGCAGGTGCAGGTGCAGTAGCATTTGGTGCTATGGCAATTAGTGCTATTAAAATGCTCAAAGATGGAACGTTACAAGTAACTAAAGAAACACAAGCTTATCAATCGGCTTTAAATGGTGTTAAAACAACTTGGCAAGATATCATCAAACAAAATCAAGCACAAATATTCAACACATTAGCGAATGGTTTAAACACAATTAAAACAGCCTTAATTGCATTAAAACCTTTTATATCTGGCGTAGCTCAATCTATGGAACAAGCTTCTCAGAAAGTGTTGAAATGGGCTCAAAATAGCCAAACAGCACAAAAGTTCTTTAACATGATGAATACAACAGGTGTTAAGACGTTTGACGCTTTATTAAGCGCGGCAGGTCGTTTTGGTGATGGATTAGTGAATGTGTTCACTCAATTAGCACCATTATTTTTGTGGGTAGCTAATGGCTTAGATAGTTTAGGTCAAAAATTCCAGAACTGGGCTAACAGTGTAGCAGGACAAAATGCGATACAAGCATTCATCGAGTATACAAAGACAAACTTACCTAAATTAGGGCAAATATTTGGTAATGTATTTTCTGGAATTGGCAATTTAATGATTGCTTTCGGACAAAACAGTTCGAATATATTTGATTGGTTGGTTAAGTTAACATCTCAATTCAAAGCGTGGTCAGAACAAGTAGGTCAATCTCAAGGATTTAAAGATTTTATAAGTTATGTTCAAGAGAATGGCCCAACTATTATGCAGTTAATCGGTAACATCGTAAAAGCGTTAGTAGCATTTGGTACTGCAATGGCTCCTATAGCTAGTAAATTACTAGATTTCATTACTAATTTAGCTGGATTTATCGCCAAACTATTCGAAACACACCCAGCAGTCGCTCAAATTATCGGTGTTATGGGTATTTTAGGTGGCGTATTTTGGGCTTTAATGGCTCCGATCGCAGCTGTTAGCAGTGTATTAAGTAATGTGTTTAGTATGACTTTATTGAACGTTGTCAAAAGAATACTGGATTTAACTAGAATAACTGGATTGGTAAGTAAAGCGTTTGGTTTATTGGCTGGTGCTTTCACAAGTGTTTCTTGGCCAGTATTAGCAGTGATTGCCGTAATTGGCGCATTCATTGGCATTCTTGTTTATTTATGGAAAACAAACGAGAATTTCAGAAAAACAATAACTGAATCTTGGAACGGTATTAAAACAGCAGTTTCCGGTGCGATTCAAGGTGTAGTAGATTGGTTAACTCAATTGTGGGGCAAAATTCAATCAACATTACAGCCAATCATGCCTATTTTGCAAATGTTAGGTCAAATATTCATGCAAGTTTTAGGTGTTTTAGTCATAGGTATCATCACAAACGTTATGAATATCATACAAGGTTTGTGGACGTTAATTACAATCGCGTTCCAAGCCATAGGAACAGTGATATCCGTAGCAGTCCAAATCATAGTAGGTTTATTCACTGCTTTGATTCAGTTGCTTACTGGCGACTTCTCAGGTGCTTGGGAGACTATTAAAACTACAGTTACCAATGTGCTTGATACGATTTGGCAATACATGCAATCAGTTTGGGAGTCAATTATCGGCTTTTTAACTGGCGTAATGAATCGAACACTTTCTATGTTTGGTACAAGTTGGTCACAGATATGGAGTACAATCACTAATTTTGTTAGTAGTATATGGAATACTGTTACAAGCTGGTTCAGTCGAGTTGCTTCGAGTGTAGCTGAAAAAATGGGACAAGCACTAAACTTTATTATCACAAAAGGTTCTGAATGGGTTTCTAATATTTGGAATACAGTTACAAGTTTCGCAAGTAAAGTAGCTGATGGGTTTAAAAGAGTTGTCTCAAATGTAGGTGACGGCATGAGTGATGCACTTGGTAAGATTAAAAGTTTCTTCGGCGACTTCTTAAATGCTGGTGCAGAATTAATCGGCAAAGTAGCTGAGGGTGTAGCCAATGCTGCGCACAGAGTTGTTAGTGCAGTAGGCGATGCAATTTCATCTGCATGGGACTCTGTAACTTCATTCGTAAGTGGACACGGTGGGGGTAGCGGTTTAGGCAAAGGTTTAGCAGTATCACAAGCTAAAGTTATTGCTACAGACTTTGGCAGTGCCTTTAATAAAGAGCTATCATCTACACTTACAGATAGTATAGTAGATCCCGTAAGTACTTCTATAGACAGACACATGACTGGCGATGTTCAACATAGCTTAAAAGAAAATAATAGACCTATTGTGAATGTAACTATTAGAAACGAGGGGGACCTTGATTTAATCAAATCACGCATTGATGATATAGACGCTATAGACGGAAGTTTCAACTTATTATAAGGGAGGTTTGTTAGTTGATAGCGCACGATATAGAAGTAATAAGGAATGGTTCGCAGTATCGCGTCAGTGACAACCCTTTCACTTATAATCACTTGGAAGTAGTTGAATATAACGTTACAGGCGCAGGCTATCATCGTAACTATTCTGACATAGAAGGTATCGATGGTAGATTTCATAATTTTGCTAAAGAAGAACTTAAAAAAGTAGAGCTTAAGTTAAGGTACAAAGTACCTAAGATCGCTTATGCTTCACATTTAAAATCAGACGTCCAAGCACTATTTGCTGGGCGTTTTTATTTAAGGGAATTAGCAACACCAGACAATTCAATTAAGTACGAACATATATTAGATACATCAAAAGGAAAACAAGCTTTCGAACTTGATTATGTTGATGGACGACAACTTTTAGTGGGGCTGGTAAGCGAAGTGTCTTTTGATACAACACAAACATCAGGGGAATTTTCTTTGTCATTTGAAACAACCGAACTACCATACTTTGAAAGTGTCGGTTATAGCACTGACCTTGAAAGTGATAACGACCCTGAAAAATGGTCGGTACCTGATAGATTACCTACAAACGAAGGTGATAAGAGGCGTCAAATGACATTTTACAACACAAACTCTGGAGAAGTTTATTATAACGGTGATGTTCCGTTAACACAGTTTAATCAGTTTAATGTTGTTGAAATAGAGTTAGCTGAAGATGTTAAAGCTAGCGATAAGGATGGATTCACTTTCTATACAGATAAAGGGAATATCTCGGTTATTAAGGATGTCGATTTAAAAGCCGGAGACAAAATAATCTTTGATGGTAAACATACTTATAGAGGTTATTTAAATATAGATTCTTTTAATAAAACATTAGAACAACCAGTTTTATATCCAGGCTGGAATCGATTCAAATCTAATAAAGTAATGAAACAAATTACTTTTATACACAAATTATATTTTAGATAAGGAGTAGCCTATGCCAATTTTATTAAAAAGCTTACAAGGTGTAGGGCATGCAATTAACGTTAGTACTAAAGTCAGTAAAAAGTTAAATGAAGATAGTTCTTTGGATTTAACAATTATTGAAAACGCGAGTACGTTTGACGCAATAGGTGCTATCACTAAAATGTGGACGATCACTCATGTTGAAGGTAAAGATGATTTCAACGAATATGTAATTGTCGTACTTGATAAGTCTACTATCGGCGAGAAAATAAGACTTGATATCAAAGCTAGGCAAAAAGAACTTGATGACCTTAACAATTCTAGGATTTACCAAGAGTATAACGAAAGTTTTACAGGCGTTGAGTTCTTCAATACTGTCTTTAAAGGAACGGGTTATAAGTATGTATTACATCCAAAAGTAGATGCATCTAAATTCGAGGGATTAGGCAAAGGAGATACACGATTAGAAATCTTTAAAAAAGGACTTGAGCGTTATCATCTCGAATATGAATACGATGCAATGACTAAAACGTTTCATTTGTATGATGAATTATCTAAGTTTGCCAATTATTACATTAAAGCTGGTGTGAATGCTGATAACGTCAAAATACAAGAAGACGCATCTAAATGTTATACCTTTATTAAAGGTTACGGTGATTTTGATGGACAACAGACTTTTGCAGAAGCGGGACTACAAATTGAATTCACTCATCCATTAGCACAATTGATAGGTAAAAGAGAAGCGCCACCGCTTGTTGATGGACGTATTAAAAAAGAAGATAGTTTAAAAAAAGCAATGGAGCTAGTGATAAAGAAAAGTGTCACTGCTTCTATTTCCTTAGACTTTGTAGCGTTACGTGAACATTTCCCAGAAGCTAACCCTAAAATAGGTGATGTTGTTAGAGTGGTGGATTCTGCCATAGGATATAACGATTTAGTAAGAATAGTAGAAATAACAACTGAAAGAGATGCTTATAACAATATCACTAAACAAGATGTAGTGTTAGGAGATTTTACCAGACGTAATCGTTATAACAAGGCTGTTCATGACGCTGCGAATTATGTTAAGAGTGTAAAGTCTACTAAATCCGACCCATCTAAAGAACTAAAAGCATTAAACGCAAAAGTTAACGCAAGTTTATCTATCAACAACGATATATTAAAGAAAACCGAAAGATTAAACGCTAAAGTGGATAAAGTTAACACTAAAACAGTTACTACTGCTAACGGTACGATCATGTACGACTTTACGAGTCAATCAAGTATAAGAAACATCAAATCTATTGGAACAATTGGTGATTCTGTAGCTAGAGGGTCACACGCAAAAACTAATTTCACAGAAATGTTAGGCAAAAAGTTAAAAGCCAAAACGACCAACCTTGCAAGAGGTGGCGCGACAATGGCGACAGTACCAATAGGTAAAGAAGCGGTAGAAAACAGCATTTATAGGCAAGCAGAGCAAATAAGAGGCGACCTAATCATATTACAAGGTACAGATGATGACTGGTTGCATGATTATTGGGCGGGCGTACCGATAGGCACTGATAAAACGGACACTAAAACGTTTTACGGTGCCTTTTGTTCTGCAATTGAAGTTATTAGAAAGAATAATCCGGATTCAAAAATACTAGTGATGACAGCTACAAGACAATGTCCTATGGACGGCACTAAAATGCGTCGTAAAGATACAGATAAAAACAAGTTAGGGCTAACACTTGAAGACTATGTAAACGCTCAAGTATTAGCTTGCAGTGAATTAAATGTACCAGTATTTGACGCATATCACACAGATTACTTCAAACCTTACAACCCGGCTTTCAGAAAGTCCAGCATGCCTGATGGATTACACCCTAACGAAAAAGGACACGAAGTGATTATGTATGAACTAATAAAGGATTATTACAGTTTTTATGATTAAAGGAGGCAACCAATGGCTTACGGATTAATAACAAGCTTGCATTCTATCACTGGCGAAAAAGTAGTTGCTCAGCATGAGTACAACTATCGCTTGTTGGATGAAGGAATGAGCAAACTTGAGAAAATGTTTATATATCATCAAAAAGAAGAAATATACGCACACTCAGCGAAACAAATTAAATACTTGAATGACAGTGTTGAAGATTATTTAACATATCTAAATGGCCGTTTTAGCAATATGATTCTAGGTCATAACGGCGACGGTATTAATGAAGTAAAAGATGCGCGTGTTGATAATACTGGTTATGGTCATAAGACATTGCAAGATCGTTTGTATCATGATTATTCAACACTAGATGCTTTCACTAAAAAGGTTGAGAAAGCTGTAGATGAAAACTATAAAGAATATCGAGCGACAGAATACCGATTCGAACCAAAAGAGCAAGAACCGGAATTTATTACTGATTTATCGCCATATACTAACGCAGTAATGCAATCGTTTTGGGTAGACCCTAAAACAAAAATTATTTATATGACACAAGCGCGTCCAGGCAATCATTACATGTTATCTAGATTGAAGCCCAACGGACAATTTATTGATAGACTGCTTGTTAAAAATGGCGGTCACGGCACACACAACGCCTATCGATACATTGGTAATGAGTTGTGGATTTATTCAGCAGTGTTAGACGCTAACAATAACAACAAGTTTGTACGCTTTAAATATAGAAGCGGAGAAATGACGTATGGCAACGAAATGCAAGACGTCATGCCAAACGTATTTAACGATAGATATACGTCAGCAATTTATAATCCAGTAGAAAACTTAATGATTTTTAGACGTGAATATAAAGCTTCTGAACAACAAGCTAAGAATTCATTGAATTTCATTGAAGTTAGAAGCGCTGACGATATCGACAAAGGTATAGACAAAATTTTGTATCAAATGGATATACCAATGGAATATTCTTCATTAACGCAACCTATGCAGGGTATTGCTTATGATGCAGGTGTCTTATACTGGTACACTGGCGACTCAAATCCAGCTAACCCTAATTACTTGCAAGGCTTCGACATCAAAACGAAAGAATTGTTGTTTAAACGTCGTATCGATATAGGCGGTGTGAATAATAACTTTAAAGGAGACTTCCAAGAAGCTGAGGGTCTCGATATGTATTACGATCTAGAAACAGGACGTAAAGCACTTTTAATTGGGGTAACTATTGGACCAGGTAACAACAGACATCATTCAATTTATTCTATCGGTCAAAGAGGTGTAAACCAATTCTTGAAAAACATCGCACCTCAAGTATCAATGACTGATTCGGGCGGACGTGTTAAACCGTTACCAGTACAAAATCCAGCATATCTAAGTGATGTAACAGAAGTTGGTAACTATTACTTATATTCGCAAGATACGCAAAATGCGCTAGACTTTCCGTTGCCTAAAGAATTTAGGGATGCAGGTTGGTTCTTTGATGTATTGCCTGGTCACTATAACGGCGCTTTAAGACAAGTGCTTACTAGAAATAGTACAGGTAGAAATATGCTCAAATTTGAGCGTGTTATCGACATTTTCAACAAGAAAAACAACGGTTCGTGGAACTTTAACCCGCAAAGTGCAGGTTTTTGGGAACATATTCCGAAAAGCATTACTAAGCTATCTGATTTAAAAATTGTTGGTTTAGACTTCTATATCACTACAGAAGAATCAAAGAGGTTTACTGATTTCCCTAAAGACTTCAAAGGTATTGCAGGTTGGATATTAGAAGTAAAATCGAATACACCAGGCAACACAACACAAGTGTTAAGACGTAATAACTTCCCGTCAGCCCACCAATTCTTATTAAGAAACTTTGGTACTGGTGGCGTTGGTAAATGGAGTTTATTCGAGGGAAAGGTGGTTGAATAATGGTAGTAGATAATTTTTCGAAAGACGATAACTTAATCGAGTTACAAACAACATCACAATATAATCCAATTATTGACACAAACATCAGTTTCTATGAATCAGATAGAGGAACTGGTGTTTTAAATTTTGCAGTAACTAAGAATAATAAGCCGTTATCAATCAGCAAACATAATGCGATGACTAGTATTGTGCTTAAGACGGATAACTTCGACGATGAACACGGCGCTTATATTAGTGATGAACTTACAATTGTTGATGCAATTAATGGACGAATGCAATACGTTATCCCAAACGAGTTCTTAAAATACACTGGTCGAGTACATGCGCAAGCATATTTTACTCAAAACGGTAGCAATAACGTTATTGTAGAGCGTCAATTTAGCTTCAATATTGAGAATGATTTAATTAGTAACTTTGACGGTAAAACGAAGTTAGTTTATATCAAATCAATTCAGGACTTAACAGAAAGCGTTAAAGAAGAAGTTGAGGACTTAAAGAAAAGTTTAAGTGATACAAAATCGTTGGTTACTGAAATTGATAGTCGTATTAATCAAGGTATTCAAAGATTAGAAATCAAACAAAATGAAGCGGTACAGATGATTACAACAACACAAGACAAAGCCGTTCAATATATAAATAGCGAGTTCCAGAAAATTGTTGATAAGGAGCAAGCGATATTTGCGCGTGTCAATGAAGTTGAGCAACAAATCAATGGCGCTGACCTTGTTAAAGGTAATTCAACAACAAATTGGCAAAAGTCTAAACTTACTGATGATTACGGTAAAGCAATTGAATCGTCTGAGCAGTCCATAGATAGCGTTTTAAGCACAGTTAACACATCTAGGATTATTCATATCACTAGCGCGACAGATGCGCCCTCATATAAAGATATAGGTACTGTCGATACATCTAAAGAAGATGGCGTTGACGATGGTTCAGATATTCCGGTAGCTCCTAACACTTTAGGAAAATCAGGCGTGTTAGTTGTCTATGTTGTTGATGATAGTACGGCACGTGCAACATGGTATCCAGATGATTCAAACGACGAATATACAAAATATAAAATTAGTGGCACATGGTACCCGTTTTATAAAAAGAATGACGGTGACTTAACTAAGCAATTTGTTGAAGAAACGTCTAACAACGCTTTAAATCAAGCTAAGCAGTATGTAGATGATAAATTCGGAACAACGAGCTGGCAACAACATAAGATGACAGAGGCGAATGGTCAATCAATTCAAGTTAACTTAAATAATGCGCAAGGCGATTTGGGATATTTAACTGCTGGTAATTACTATGCAACAAGAGTGCCGGATTTACCAGGTAGCGTTGAAAGTTATGAGGGTTATTTATCGGTATTCGTTAAAGATGATACAAACAAGCTATTTAACTTCACGCCTTATAACTCTAAAAAGATTTACACACGATCAATCACAAACGGCAGACTTGAGCAACAGTGGACAGTTCCTAATGAACATAAGTCAACGGTATTGTTCGACGGTGGAGCAAATGGTGTAGGTACAACAATCAATCTAACCGAACCATACACAAACTATTCTATTTTATTAGTAAGTGGAACTTATCCAGGTGGCGTTATTGAGGGATTCGGACTAACCGCATTACCTAACGCAATTCAATTAAGTAAAGCGAATGTAGTTGACTCAGACGGTAACGGGGGCGGTATTTATGAGTGCTTACTATCCAAAACAAGTAGCACTACTTTAAGAATAGATAACGATGTGTATTTCGATTTAGGCAGAACAACAGGTTCTGGCGCTAATGCAAACAAAGTTACTATAACCAAAATTATGGGGTGGAAATAATGAAAATCACAGTAAACGATAAAAACGAAGTTATCGGATACGTTAATACTGGCGGTTTACGCAATAGTTTAGATGTAGACGATAATAATGTGCCTATAAAATTTAAAGAAGAGTTCGAACCTAGAAAGTTTGTATTCACTAACGGCGAAATTAAATACAACAACAATTTTGAAAAAGAAGATGATTCGAACACACCAAGTCAACAAACTGCAACAGATTTGAGTGATGAGGAACTTCGCGGAATGGTTGCGAGTATGCAAATGCAGGTGACGCAAGTAAATATTTTGGCGATGGAATTAAAGCAACAAAACGCTATGTTAACACAACAGTTGACTGAACTAAAAGCTGGTAAAACAAATACAGAGGGGGACGTTTAAATGGAGAAAATTAAGATGATTTATCCAACTTTCAAGGATATTAAAACTTTTTATGTGTGGGGTTGTTACAAAAACGAGCAAATTAAGTGGTATGTAGATATGGGTGTAATCGACAAAGAAGAATACGCATTAATCACTGGAGAAAAATATCCAGAGACAAAAGATGAAAAGTCGCAGGTGTAATGCTTGTGGCTTTTTAATTTAACACAAAGTAGGTGGCGTAGTGTTTGGTTTTATCAAACGACGTGAGCACGAATGGCGAATTATGCGCTTAGAAGAAAACACTAAGGACACGTTTAAAAAACTAGATAGCATTGAAAACAGTTTAAGAACACAAGAAAAAATTTATGACAAGTTAGATAGAAACTTCGAAGAATTAAGGCGCGATAAGATTGAAGATGAAAAAAATAAAAAGAAAAATGCCAAAAATATTAGAGACATCAAGATGTGGATTCTCGGTTTGATAGGGACTATCTTCAGTACGATTGTCATAGCTTTACTAAGAACTATTTTTGGTATCTAAAGGAGGTGATTACCATGCTTAAAGGATTCTTCGGATATAGTTTCTGGGCATGCTTCTGGTTCGGAAAATGTAAATAATTTTTAAAGGTCAGTGCTTCGGCACTGGCTTTTTATTTTGATTGAAATGAGGTGCATACATGGGATTACCTAATCCAAAGACTCGAAAACCTACAGCAAGCGAAGTAGCTGAGTGGGCAAAGTCGAATATTGGTAAGAGGATTAATATAGATAATTACCGGGGCAGCCAGTGTTGGGATACACCTAACTATATTTTTAGTAGATATTGGGGTTTTAGAACGTGGGGAAACGCTAAGGATATGGCTAATTACAGATATCCTAAGGGTTTCCGATTTTATCGTTATTCATCTGGATTTGTACCGGAACCTGGAGACATCGCAGTTTGGCACCCTGGCAACGGAATAGGTTCGGACGGACACACCGCAATAGTAGTAGGACCATCTAATAAAAGTTATTTTTATAGCGTTGACCAAAACTGGGTTAATTCTAATAGTTGGACAGGTTCTCCGGGAAGTTTAGTAAGACACCCTTATGTAAGTGTTACAGGCTTTGTCAGACCTCCATATTCAAAAGATACTAGCAAACCTAGTAGTACTGATACAAGTTCGGCATCAAAAGCCAATGACTCAACAATTACTGGCGAAGCGAAGAAACCGCAATTTAAAGAAGTTAAAACAGTAAAATACACTGCTTACAGCAATGTTTTAGATAAAGAAGAGCACTTTATAGACCATATCGTTGTATGGGGAGATGAACGCTCGGATATTCAAGGATTATATATAAAAGAATCAATGCATATGCGTTCTGTAGACGAACTGTACACGCAAAGAAATAAGTTTATCAGCGATTATGAAATACCACATTTATATGTCGATAGAGAGGCTACATGGCTTGCTAGACCAACCAATTTTGATGACCCGCGTCACCCTAATTGGCTAGTTATTGAAGTATGTGGTGGTCAAACAGATAGTAAGCGTCAATTCTTAATGAACCAAATACAAGCTTTAATACGGGGTGTATGGTTGTTGTCAGGAACAGATAAAGAATTATCTGAAACGACGTTAAAGGTAGACCCTAATATTTGGCGTAGTATGAAAGATTTAATTAATTACGACTTGATTAAGCAAGGTATACCAGATAACGCAAAGTATGAGCAAGTTAAAAAGAAAATGCTCGAGACATACATTAAACGAGATATATTGACGCGAGAAAACATTAAAGAAGTAACGACAAAAACGACGATACGAATTAGCGATAAAACATCAGTTGACAGCGCATCCAAAAGAGGACCAACTCCGTCAGACAAAAAAGCAAGCATCGTTACTGAAACAAGTCCGTTCACATTCCAGCAAGCACTGGATAGACAAATGGCAAGAGGTAACCCGAAAAAATCTCATACATGGGGCTGGGCTAATGCAACACGAGCACAAACGAGCTCGGCAATGAATGTTAAGCGAATATGGGAAAGTAACACGCAATGCTACCAAATGCTTAATTTAGGAAAGTATCAAGGCATTTCAGTTAGTGCGCTTAACAAAATACTTAAAGGAAAAGGAACGCTCGACGGACAAGGCAAAGCATTCGCGGAAGCTTGTAAGAAAAACAACATTAACGAAATTTATTTGATCGCGCACGCTTTCTTAGAAAGTGGATACGGAACAAGTAACTTCGCTAGTGGTAGATACGGTGCATATAATTACTTCGGTATTGGTGCATTCGACAACGACCCTGATTATGCAATGAAATTTGCTAAGAATAAAGGTTGGACATCTCCAGCAAAAGCAATCATGGGCGGTGCTAGCTTCGTAAGAAAGGATTACATCAATAAAGGTCAAAACACATTGTACAGAATCAGATGGAATCCTAAGAATCCAGCTACGCACCAATACGCTACTGCTATAGAGTGGTGCCAACATCAAGCTAGTACAATCGCTAAGCTATATAAACAAATCGGCTTAAAAGGTATCTACTTCACAAGGGATAAATATAAATAAAGAGGTGTGTAAATGTACAAAATAAAAGACATTGAAACGCGAATAAATAACAAAAATGTTGATATCGGCGACATAGGTTGTCGCTTCTACACGGAAGACGAAAACACAGCTTATGTCAGAATCGGAATCAACGACGAAAAAGGCAGAATCAACTTCAAAGAAAGTAATTTGACACCTAAGTTACATCTGTTCTTGGAAGACGGTTCTATATTCAAAAATGAGCCCGTTTTAACCGACGATAATGTAAAAGGGTTCCTTACCTACAAGATACCCAAAAACGTTATTAAACACGTCGGTATGGTGCGTTGTAAGTTGTTTCTAGAGAATGACCGCGAAAGAATACACGTTGCAAACTTCCATTTCTACATTATTGATAGCGGTATAGACGACACAGTGCAAAAAGAAGTGTCTATCACATTAGTTGAGGATACTGTAAAAAGAATTATCCGTACAAGCGCTAGTGAATTATTGGGAGACGACTTCAAAGAAACGTTAAACACAACTGCTAAGCAATACATCGCTGAAAATGCAGACAAGTTTAAGGGCGAGCGTGGCGAACGTGGGGAAAAAGGAGAAGTGGGCGAACGAGGTGCTGAGGGTGTTATAAGGTTTGAAAATTTAACTCAAGAACAACGAAATGAGTTAAAGGGAGAAGCGGGCGAAAACATTATTAAAGATAATGCCGTTACTTATAACAAAACAGATTTTATCAAAACTGGTAAGAATATTTTTGATACTACCGATATTGAAGTAGGTAGGATTGTTAGCAACACAACAGGAATAGTAAGTGATAGCGCTTATTATGTAACAAGTAAATTTTTGCCGGTAGCTCCTAATACGGTATACACGCAAAATTATGCAGACCCAATCGCTTTTTACGATATCAACAAAACGTTTATATCTGGATTAGCTCGTGTCACAAATCCAAAAGGCTCTAGGACTTTTACCACACCTACAAACGCATACTACATTAAAGCAACAAGCATTAAAGAGGGTGTAGACACATATAATTACAAAGTGTATCAAATCGAAAAAAACGATAAATATACTGGTTATGAACCTTTCAAATTAAACTTGCCTCAATTAGACATCAATTTAAAATCCGAAAGTGTAGTAAATGAAAATGTTAAAAACAACACGATTTCAATTGATAAGTTGAGTTTTTCAGAAAGTTCGTCAAATTTATTTAACCCTAGTGATATTACCGCTGGCGTTTATGTTAACCCCACAACAGGCGCGCTAAGTACAAATGCGAATTACGTATCAAGTAATTTCATCGATATTACAGGTGCTACATCTCTATCTAAAAATAATACTAACAACTTATACGCTTTTTATGATACAAACAAAAACTTTATCAAAACTAGCACGACATCAACAAATACAATTACAGTTCCTAGTAATGCTATTTTTATAAGAATGTCTGCAACAACTAGCGCAACCAACGGAACAATGATTGTAAAAGGCGACAGTCTGCCATCGAATTTTATAGAGTATAAACGCTATATACCTAGCAAATATTTAGAGGTATCAAGTTTTTCAGCTAATAAAGATAAAGAATATCCAGACAGTTACGGTAAATGTAACTTACAAACATATACCGCTGAAATAAGTAAACTTTTCGACCCCAATGCAAATACTAGGACTGAAATAGCTATCATTGGCGATAGTTGGGTACAAGGTGGCGAATTCAAAGCGGGAGATCGTTTGACATTACCATTAAGAGACAGAATGACAAAGTTGTACGGCGATGCTGGTATAGGGTTTGTCGGATTAGCTAATAACCATGTTGGAAATGGTTCTGTAACTGTTAGCACAACAGGCAACTGGACACAGTACGATGAGGGATTAGGTAATATTTCGCAGTCTAAAGGAATAGATAGCGCCATGATTGAAAGTAGCACAAAAGGCGACAGCATCAAAGTTACTTTTGCCGAAGACGTTGACTATTACGAAGTTCATACACTTAACACAGGACAATGGCGCTACAACATCGACGGTAATGAATGGGTAAATATTGATGCAACATCACAAGAAGTTACACCAATTACAACCAACTTAGGCAAACACACGATCAACATCGAAATTGTAAGTGGAACAGTAACATTCGTAGGCTCATACGCATATAAAGGTAATAAAGGCGTGGTTATCCATAAAGTTGGAAACGGTGGTTTGAGAGCTTCTCATGTCGCTAGTACAGATAGGGATAACTACATTAAACAATTGAAACGTTGTAAAGCTAATACTTTTGGCATTTTGCTTGGAACGAATGATATGGTCGGCAATGTTTCTATTTCAGATTATGAAAGAGATATGAAAGAAATCATTTCAAGGATTAAACAAGCGAAACCAAATGCTAGCATCTTCTTAATTGCACCAAGTGGCAATAAATACACAGGCACATTGCACACAATCGAAGATTACAGTAATAAACAGTGTGACATAGCCAAAGAATTAAAAATAGGACATGTGAGTCTATACAGAAACTTAGGTAATTTTGATTTAACTAAAACAAATGAATTAATGTATTCCGACGGTGTGCATCCTAACAAAATAGGTGGGTACGCAATTTCAAATATAATATACGACAGATTATTAAGAATCTAATTTAAAGCTAACCTTTCGAGGTTGGCTTTTTATTTTGGATAAAAGGAGCAAACAAATGGATATTAACTGGAAATTGAGATTCAAAAATAAAGCGGTATTAACAGGTTTAGTTGGTGCATTGTTGCTATTTATCAAGCAAATCACGGATTTATTCGGATTAGATTTATCTACTCAATTAAATCAAGCTAGTGCGATTATAGGCGCTATCCTCACGTTACTTACAGGTATTGGCGTTATTACTGACCCAACGTCAAAAGGCGTCTCAGATTCATCTATAGCACAGACATATCAAGCGCCTAGAGATAGCGATAAAGAAGAACAACAAGTTACGTGGAAATCATCACAAGACAGCAGTTTAACGCCGGAATTAAGCACGAAAGCACCAAAAGAATATGATACATCACAACCTTTCACAGACGCCTCTAACGATGTTGGCTTTGATGTGAATGAGTATCATCATGGAGGTGGCGACAATGCAAGCAAAATTAACTAAAAAAGAGTTTATAGAGTGGTTGAAAACTTCTGATGGAAAACAATTCAATGTGGACTTATGGTATGGATTTCAATGCTTTGATTATGCCAATGCAGGTTGGCAAGTCTTATTTGGCTACAACTTAAAAGGTGTAGGTGCCAAAGACATCCCAAGTGCTAATAATTTTAACGGACTAGC